CAGCATGGACACTTTCGGCTGCAGGGACAGTTACATTCAACGTAGGTATGAAGAGAAGATAAATTGGAAGGAGTTGTTTTAATTGGCTGTTCATGGTAAAAATGCGGGATTTTCAATTACAGATACTGGTGGAACTCCCAGATTATTGAATTGCTGGATTACGAGTGTTTCATTTCCTCGTACAAATGACACGGTTGAAACTTCTGTTTTCTGCAGTTCAGCGAAGGAATATATTGCTGGGCTTAGAGATGCGACTATATCCATTGAAGGGATATGGGCAACAACACCGGATAAATATTTGAGTGGAATACTTGGAACGTCTGCAGCATTTGTATATTATCCCGGTACTACAGCACCAGTTGCGGGTAAATATGCAAAATATACTGGGAATTGTTTTGAGACGAGCTATGAAGTACCGACTGCGATCGATGCTGCAGCTACATTCACGGCTGAATTTCAAGTTACAGGGGTAGTTACGAGGTCAACGGTGGCATAAGTTTTTTAAAAAAATTGGTGGGGGGATATTTATATGGGAAAGAAAAGGTTATCGTCAGCAGAAATCTTGGCAGCTTCCAATTTGCAGGAAAAGGAAGTTGAGGTTTCTCAGTGGGATGGAAGTGTGATGATTAAGGAATTCAGTAAAGGTGTTCAGCAACAGATCAGGAAAGAGGCAACTATGGGGGATGTTGTGGATGTTGATAAATTAGAATTGTTAATGTTCATTCATGGAGTGATTGATCCGGTATTTTCAGAACAGGATTATTATAGTCTACGGGAAAAATCTGCAGTAGCAATTGATACGGTTTTAAAAGAAATTATGGCTATATCGGGATTAAATGAAACAGCCATAAAAGAAGCGGAGAAGCAGTTTCGCCCTTGATCCAGATTCCAGATTCGAATTTATGTTAGCAAGGGATTTAGGAAAGACTGTGGGCGAGATCAGAGAAACAATGGGGACTAATGAATTTTATAAGTGGATGGCATTTTATTCTTATGAAAATAAAATGAAAAAAGCAGAAGAAGCAAAAGCAAAAGGTAGAAGAAGATAAATCCCTTGATCTATAAAAGATCTTGAGGATTTATCTTTTTTTAGGAATGAAAACGACAAAGGTTGGTGGTGATGATGGCACTAACTGTAGATGAGATAAATGTTGTATTAGGTGCAGATATTTCTGGATTTCAAAGCCAGATGGGCAGTGCTGGTTCAACTATACGTGGATTAGGTGGATTTGCATCTTCGGCTGGAAAGGTGTTATCAGTTGGATTAACACTTCCAATACTTGCGATGGGAAAAGCATCGATTGATGCTGCAAGTAACTTTGACCAATCTATGGCAAATATTAGGGCATTGACTGGTGCGACTGGAACTCAGATGGCGGAGTTATCAAAACTTGCTTTAAAGATGGGGCAAGACACAACGTTTTCGGCTTCGGAAGCTTCGGATGGGATGCTCGAATTATTAAAATCTGGTCTTAGTGTTGAGCAAGTCATGGGTGGAGGACTTAAAGGAGCTTTGGATCTAGCTGCAGCAGGGGGAATAAGTTTATCGGAGGCAGCTACAGTTGGATCAACAGCGTTAAATGCATTTAGAGATGATGGCCTTAGTATGTCAGATGCAGCAGATATATTAGCAGGGGCAGCTAATGCATCGGCAGCGGATGTTGGAAGTTTAGCTTTGGGATTATCTCAAGCGTCAGCAGTGGCAGCAGGAGTTGGATTAACATTTGAAGATACTGCGACAGCATTAGCACTGTTTGCGAATAATGGATTAAAAGGTAGTGATGCAGGGACATCACTCAAAACTATGTTATTGAATTTACAACCAACTACTAAAGAACAAATTGCATTATTTGATAAATTAGGACTTTCGACGGCAGAAGGAACGAGTGCATTTTTTGATCAACAAGGTAAATTAAAAAGCTTATCCGAAATAGCTGGGTTATTACAAGGTTCATTGAGTGGAATGACGGATGCCCAAAAATTATCCACTTTGGAAACAATATTTGGGACTGATGCAATTCGTGCTGCAAATATCATTTTTAAAGAGGGAGCAGATGGGGTTAATAATTTAAAAGCTCAAATAGGAAATGTTTCAGCAGAACAAGTTGCAACAGAGAGAATGAATAGTTTCAAGGGAACGGTAGAACAGTTAAAAGGTTCTTTAGAAACGGCGGGAATTGCTCTTGGGACTGCATTTCTACCTTTGCTTAAAATATTAGCTGATGCCTTAAAAACTGTAGCAGATTGGTTTGTTTCCTTAAATCCAAATGTTCAATTATTCATAGGAATTCTTCTTGGTGTAGCAGCAGCAGTAGGGCCATTACTTTTGTTGTTTGGAAGTCTAGCTGCAGCAATTGCTTCAATAACTGCGGCTGCAGCAGTGCTTGGTATTGGAGCATTGGCTTTGGTTGGGTGGATGGCGTTAATCCCTATAGCAATAGCAGCGATTATTGCAATAGGAGTTTTGTTAATAAAACATTGGGATGAAATAAAATCATTTGCTCTTAAAGTTTGGCAAGAAATTAAAGATGCTATTCATATTGCTCTAGTTGGTTCTCAGGAAGATATTGATTCATATAAATCTGGGACTATAACAAGTTGGTCATCTTGGTTAGAGTATGTAAAAACAAAAACGGCAGCAGATTGGCAAGAACTAAAAGATACCCTCAGTTCGACGTTGACTAGTATTGGTACTAGTATTTCAACTAATGCTATTGCATGGGGAACTTCAATTAATGATTGGTTAATTGATGTTACAGCGAAATTCGGTATAAATCTACCTGAATGGGAAAATAAGTTAGTTCTATTTTTTGATAATATGGCTACTAAGATACCAGAAAAATTAGCTCTATGGGGAGGGTCTATCCAAAGGTGGATAGATGATACGAAAACCAAATGGGATACTAATCTTCCAATCTGGGAAACTCAACTCGGAACATTCTTTGATAATATGCCAGCAAAAATAACAGAAAAATTAACACTTTGGAAAAAGGCAATTCAAACGTGGTTAGAAGACCAGCATAAACAAAATATGGAATTCTATGGGAAATTAGGAGATGACATAGTTAAATGGTATGACGAAACAAAAGCGAGGTTCATAGCTAAATTAGGCGAATGGTGGGATAGTATCGGGACATGGTATGAGGAAACTAAGAAAAATATCAGAAAAAAACTCGAAATTTGGTGGACAGATATGGGAACTTGGTATGATGAAACTAAAAAGAATATCAGAACAAAACTTGATGATTGGTGGAATGGGATGGGTCAATGGTATGAAGATACCAAGAAAAATATTAGAACAAAGTTGAATGATTGGTGGAATGACATGGGGACTTGGTTTGAAGAAACTAAAGGTAATATTAGGGGAAAATTAGAAGGTTGGTGGCAGGAATTAAAAAATTGGTTTAGTGGAATATGGAAAAAACCAGAAGTTACAAATGCGGGTTCGAATACAATAACAAGTTTTGCCCAAGGTTTAACAAGCCAGAAACCTACTTTAATAAGTAAGATCGCATCAACGATCGTCGATGGATTAATATTTGTAGCTGCAGCAGCAGGAATTATTGCCCTTGCAGTTGGTCGGGAAATCATAAAGAGAATAGCAAGTGGTATAGGATCTGCGGGATCATCGATTACGGATGCACTTGGAAATATATTCAACTCTATTTGGTCATATATCTCTAGTCAATATAACAGATTATATTATGCTGCGGCTAATATTGCGGCTGGATTCTGGAAAGGATTTAAGTCTAAATTATTTGGTTCACCTAAGACTAAAATGGAATATGCATTTATTGCGATGAGTGATCAAGCTAAACAAACATTATCTGATATTGCTTCATTGACTCCAAAATATGCATCAACTGGAAGTAAAATAATGGATGCATTCAAACCTCAAACTGGATTAATGAATGCGGGAACTCCCGGGGGAGTGGGAATGGGTGTTACAGCACCTATTATGGCAGCAACGGCGACACCAATGACTAGTCCTGCCACAACATCATATTCAGAAGGTGGAGCAGGAGGTGGAAATTGGGGAGGAGTTCAGGTTAGTGTGGCTCAATTAGTGGTGAGGGAAGAGGCGGATGTTTTAAAAATAGCTCAACAATTATATAGATTGCAAAAAGATAGAACTAGGGGAAGGGGGACACGGTAAATGTCGATCTGTTCATTTATATATGGTGGTGTTCGATCTGAATTCAAAGGGATTGTTGTTAATGACATTCGAAGAAGTGTTCTCCCTCCCATTAATCCTAGAACTATCGATGTACCAGATAGGGATGGGATTTATTTTTTTAAGACGGATTTTAAACAAAGAATTATCGAAGTTGATATTACTTTAATTGAAACATCGAAGGAAGCACTGAGATCAAGGGTAGAAAATATTAGTATCTATTTAGATCCGAGAAATGGTGTTCAGTCATTAGTATTTGATGATGAACTTGATAGGACATATTATGCAGTTTTGTCAAATGATACTGATTTACCTCAACTCAAAGCATGGGGTAAAACGACTTTGGTCTTCCTTGTACCAGATGGGTTCTCATATTCTACGTTGCCAGTGATCCAAAATATTAATGCTGCACAGGATGCAATTTTTTCAAGAAGTTCAGATGCATATGAATCAGATGGTACTTTGGTTGGGCCAAATATTCCAAGATATGAAAATGGTGTTTTCGGTACGGCTATTCAGGTCGAAGAGGGAACGACAAATATGCTTACTGCAAACCAAAGTAGTGTTGAAACAAATACTGTAGGATTTACGGCGACAACAGGGACGACGATCGGACAGGAATTCACATATGCCCATGTGGGCAAGGCTGGTCTTGTTATCGTTACGCAAGGACAAGTGGTAGAGGAAGGTGTAGAGCTTACGTTTGTGGCAGCAGCAGCAGCGACGACGTATACGTATAGTGTTTATCTAATTGGGAGTGGAAAGGTCAAGTTGAATATTGAAGAACAGACGGGTGTCGGGGTCTTTATAACGGATACTGATTCAGCAGAAATAACATTGTCATTCGATGAATTTGTTCGATATTCATTAACGATTACCTCAAGTGGAACGACTGGAAGATTAGTTCCTAAGATAATAACATCTGTTCAAAATTTTGCTCAAGTTTATGCAGATGCTTTCCAAGTTGAAGCTAAAGCATATGCTACGAGTTGGCATCTTGGTGGGGCATCAAGGGGAGATGAACTATTAAAGATTGTAACTAGCACAAGATTGTTCGGGCAACAAGGAACATTAGATTTCTTTTTTAAGAAGACTGGCCGGGCTGGGGATTTTGGAGGAATGTTTGATTGGGGAGCTTTTACGGCTGGATCTACCAAGGACAGGATCTGTATTTTGCATGGTGCATCGATTGGATCGGGTGAAGATGATGTACAGTTCAATATTGTTAATTCATGTCAAACTCAGTCGAAGACAATTACAGTTAGTCTGACAACTGATTTAGTTGTTGGTCGGGAATATTATTTGGCATGTAGATGGTATCTAGATGGGACAACTGGTGGTCAAATGATTATGACATTGGCTGATTTAATCACTAATGAAGAATTTAAGACGATTGCGAGTGCGACTATAAACCCACCGACTATGAATGCATTCAGTACTGCGTATTTAGGTAGTTTAAGAGGAGGTAATTATTGGTCAAATTGTACCTATGATAGTTTTAGGATGTCAATTGTTATTAGAAGTTCATCGGATATTACTGATTCGTGGCAATTCAGAAGACCATTGATTAAAGATCCGAAAGCGTCTGTTAAATATTCATTTGCTGAAACTTTAGCTGGTACGTTGGTCACTAATCTTGGTACAGCGCCAGCAGATCCGACAATAACACTCACCTTTATTTCAGCGACAACAGATCCTATTATTACCCAATTTAAAGCAGGATCGACAGAAGTTCAGGCATTACAAGTCACTGGTTCATTTGTTTCAGGTGATCAAGTGCTTATAAATTCTGATACTAGAAAGGTTACGTATAATAGTGCAGTTATTAATGATCAAGTGACGTTGGCAAGTGAATTCCCTGTATTGACGGGTGATCATTTCTATACGTTTGCCCCCACGACTAGCACTGATATAACGGTAGCGTATACGCCGAGGTGGTTATAAATGCAAGTAAAAAAGGATTCTAATACAGTCGGGATAGATTGTTCTTGTTTTAATAGCACGATTAGTTGGGGAATTGTGGCGACAGATCCGAGAAATATAAAATTTGCTTATCTAAGATGCAGTATGGGAACAAGCAATTCGGACACAAAATTTGCTAAAAATGCTGCAGGAGCAAGAGCAAATAATATTTTGGTCGGGGCATATCATTTTCTTAGACCAATTAGACCAGCTTATGCTTCGACTAGAGCAACAGATGAGGCAAATAATTTTGTAGCTAAGATGCAAGTTGGATTAGGTGGAGGGGAATTTGGGGATATATAT